TGGACATCATGTCCATGTGGAGATTTCCGATTTTTTATCAATAGTAACAATGTTTTACTTGAGTTTCGTTAGAAACTCTTTTGCAGCAAACATAGCTCTTTTCGCACAACCATGTCGCAGGGCTTTGTGCCCTGCGTTATTTGTGCTATTAGAGATAGATGACCTTGATGTTTGAGAGTTTCGTTGAGAAATACGACACCTCGGTACATACATTGCAAAATTCTATCAGATAAAGATTGGAGATCTGACCCCGTTTTTCTATCTATTCAGTGTGTTGTTAACCATGCAACAGAAGTCGCACTGTCTACGCTTAAAACCAGACTAGTTTTAAGGTATAAATCAGAATATAAGAAGATTTAGGTTTTGATCTTTTTTGTATTTGTTCGACGATTTATTATCACTCCGAACCGAGTGATTTCCTGTTCAAGTTACTTGAACAAAATTTTTAGATATGCTGATTACTGATCACGTGGAAGCATATAAATATGTCCACAGGAACTATGTTATAATCAATAACAACCTAAAGTCCTAATCTCGTTATAGAAGAGATTTAGGCAATATCCAAAGGTTTTCACGGCGCCAAAATGGGCTGGATTGTAGACCCATCGAACCGTGTTAAAATGTACTCTTCTTCGGAAAGTACGGGAGGGGGAAGTAATTTTCCTCGTTCCAGTGGCCTATGTCACGAAATGAAGACCTCTGACTTTGTCAGCGGCACCGCTTCGGCCAGCGGTAAGGCCATTCCTGATGTACATTCAAACAATTGTTTGTCTCAATGCATCACTGTTCCCGTTCAGACTACCCAGGATAACGTGGAGGCTCCCCAAGCCAAACAGGGTTCCGATTATGAGGCGCAAGCCCCGACTTATTTTCCTTCTAAGCAAGACAATCGCGAAAAATTCGCAAAACGCTCTGCTTCGTCCCAGAAGGAAGCTAAGAAAAATATCAACCGTGCTAAGAATCAGACTCATTCTAAGCAACAAACCAAAGGTGATAAGAACAAAAGTTCCAAATATGTTCATCAATCACTTTTAACCAAGATCTACCCCCAAGGCATTATTGATCAAGCCAAAACTACTTTGGTCAATTTGCAAGTTGAAGAGAATACTTCCGACATTTTTGATATGCTCGAAAATTTAGGACTTCTCGCTTACTTACTTCCTAAATGTAATTCTAAAATGGAAGTGGCAGCTCAGCTCGCCTTAGGACTTAAAACCATGCGTAAAGGCTCAATTATTGAAGCAGCATTAAGTCAGGCTCCCACTATCGAGTGGTTGAAGACTACTTTTGGCTATAATATTTTTGAACCCCAAGCTGGTGAGACCGATAAACAACATTGGCTCACGTTTTTGCCCAATTTACGTGAAAATTGGGAAACGGTGCGTTCAGCACCATGCTTTGAGAAGATTTCTAACCTTATTTCATTGGCAGCATCCATTGGGTTATGTAGTGTAACCAAATTGTCATGGAATGTTAAAGGTGTAGAATTATTCAGAGCTGGTAGTTTGCGTAAACACGCGACTGCCGTCGACTTTTTTGGAGCCATGTTGGATACAGTTATTACCTTCATTGAAGGAGGTTATGAGTGTTTCAGACAAGGTTCTATTGCACCTCTTTTGTTTACTACCGATGCTGGTCGTGAATTTGATGATTTGTATTTCACTTTGATGGAATTGCATGAGCATGCTATGGTTTTCAACCTTGCAGCTAATCCAATTACATACAAAGGAGTACGTCGTCCTATTAACGACTTGGAGTATGGAAGTATGCTTGAAGAGGGTATTGAGATGGCTGAAAAAGCTTATCGTTCCGCTAAAGGAACATGGCAGGCTTCTATTCTTGAGAAGCGATTGACGAGTTTACGTAATAATCGCGCTTCTTATTCTGCCAAGCGTATTGATGGATCATTGAGATACGCTCCTTTAGTTATTTATTTGCATGGAGGAACAGGAGTTGGCAAATCAACAATTGCACAATTAGTTATGGCTGATTGTCTAAATGCTGCAGGTGCCAATCCTGATCCTAAGAATACTGCCATTATTAAGGAATCAGATAAATTTGATTCAACTTTGAAGGGAGATACTCAAGGAATTTTCTTTGATGATATGGGTAATACTCAAAAAGAATTTCTAGAGAAATCACCTACTGAAAGGTTGATTGACATCAATAATAATATGATTACTTATGCCAATAAGGCAGATTTACACGAAAAAGGAAAAATTGAGATTCGTCCTTCAGTACTAGTGGTTACTAGTAATGCTCCATTGGCTAACCATGCTAGAGGCGGATCTATTTGTCCTGAATCTGTTGTACGCCGCGCAGATTTGCATTTGGAAATTACAGTGAAGGATAAGTATCGTCTACCTGATGGACGATTGAATTCTTATAAAGCTATGGAAGATTTTCCTGATGAGGACTTTGAAACTGATGTTTGGAACATTAAAGTTCATGTCCCTGATATGCAAAATAAGAAAACTTATACTTCTCCTATTAATGGAGATTTGCAAGATAATACTTTTTATACAATTACTGAAGTGTTGGAAATTGCTACTTCTACTTGCAAGAAGCATTTTGAAAATCAACGACGTGTTGTTAAGAAAGCTACTGCAATGGTGGGATCGCGCAAATATTGCTCTGAGTGTCTTTTATCGAAGACACTCTGTAAATGTGAACCTGAGAAGTTGCCAACTGTTGTTGAGGAAGAATCATTTGAAAAACAAGCACTATCTGATTTATCATTTGATTATGTTAAATCTCAGTTTTCTAATTTCACCCCAACGATGAATGCAATTTCTGTCCGTATTCCTGAACGAGTTGTGCAAAGTACTCTTGTTCAGAAAGTATATATGTTGTATCATTGTCAAGAATTGGTTGCTTTGGAAAAGCAATCTCGTGATTCTATGACCACTCTTTTTAGCTTGGTTTGCTTTTGTGGATTGATCACAGGATCATTATCTTGGAGTATGGTACTTACTACTATGTGTTTATGTGCTTATATGCATTATTGTGTTTTGACGAAGTGGAAGAATGATATGTGTGCTAGATTGGCTTCACGCCGAGACATCACTCATGATTTATTTGCTTCATTGCGACAGAGTAAGACAGTACAGTTCTTTTCTATGTGTATTCTCGCAAAGGTTTTATATTCAGTTGTAATGTCAATGCGTGCTGTTCATGAACAGCAAACTGTATTGGCTCCAGCATCTGTCGATGAAATTAAGAAGCGAGATTCTGAAGTTAATCCATGGGCCACAGTTATTCCTGCAAAATTACATGTTAACAAAAAGAATGCCACAATGACCATAGACCAATTGGTTGAGAAAGTGAAAGGCAATTTGTTTCATGCAAAATTTGTTGAGAATGGATTTCAGCAAGCTTGTGATATTCTTGCTTTAGGTGGTACTATGTTTTTACTTCCGTTACATATTTTTGAAAATCGTAAGGATATGAAGGTTCTTGTTACACGCAAGGACCCCAGTATTTTGAATTCGACTTTCAGGGGATTTGTCAGCGTGAATGCCATGACCCCTATTCCTGGTAAGGATCTTTGTGTTGTGTCGATTCCATCTGGAGGTCCCCATGCTGATATTACTCATTTGTTCCCGAATTATTGTTCAGTTACTGGATCAGCACATTTATTGTACCGTGAGGAAAGCGGTGCGATGCGTGATGATGTTATTAAGGCAACATATATTCGTAATTCCGATTCAGGTGGACCTGGTTATCATTACTATGCACCATATAATACCTTTACTGGTATGTGTATGGCTACGCTAGTTGGTGATTTTGCCAAGCCCACAATTATCGGAGTACATTTACGAGGAATTACTGGATCACCCAGTTCTAAGGCTTTGTATATTTCTTCAGTTGAATTGAAGGAAGCTATTGCAAAGTCGAAAACGAATTGGGTTGGAACATTTCCCTCACATGTTAATGGAACTTTTCCCGTTGAGAAATATGAGAAGCAGGTAGTCATCAATCAAGATGTACACCCCAAATCTCCAGTTGCTTTTTTGCCAGTTGGCAGTAGGGTAGAGTATGTTGGTCAAAATAATCAACGTGCTACACATACTAAAAGTGACGTAATTGCTACTCCTATTTCTCCAATTGTTGAGAAGGTCACAGGTGTACCAAATGAGTATGGTGCACCACATTTCCACACTTGGAAAATGTGGCAAGAATCACTTGCCCATTCATCCAATCCAAGTGTGGGTATTGAACCTTCATTGATGGATATAGCAGTTCAGGATTATTGCAATGGATTAACAGAAGTTCTCTTGCAAGATACCTTTCAGGGTATGCTTGAGACAGATGTTCATCCATTGACGGATATGCAAGCATTGTGTGGTATTGATGGAAAACGATTCATCGACGCCATTCCTAAGGACACCTCTAAGGGATTTCCATTAACTGGACCTAAGAGGGATGCTATTACATTGCTTAATCGTGAGGATTATCCCGAATTTTCTTGTCCTGCTGTTGTAGATGAGGACATTCTGCGAGAAGCAGAAAGCATGACAGAAAAGTTGGCTAATGGTGAGCGCTGTTATGCTATGTTTAAGGCATGTGTTAAGGATGAACCTACTAAATTGAATAAGGACAAAGTTAGGGTATTTCAGGCATGTGAATTTGCATTTCAATTAGTGATTCGTAAGTATTTCCTGCCAATTGCTCGTTTGATGTCCTTATTCCCATTAGATTCAGAGTGTGCAGTTGGTGTCAATGCTCAGGGACCTGAGTGGGATCAACTTGCTAGGCATATGTTGAAATTTGGTGAAGATCGTGTTTTTGCTGGTGATTACAGCAAATATGATTTACGTATGCCTGCCTCTGTTATTTTGGCAGCTTTCAAGTGTATGTGCAACATTGCCGAAGAATGTGGTACATATACTCCCCGTGATATCACTATTATGCAGGGAGTGGCAACTGAGATTGCTTATTCTTGTGTTTCGTATAATGGTGATGTCATTATTCATTCGGGCTCCAACCCTTCTGGTCAAAATTTGACAGTTTACATTAATTGTATCGCCAATTCTCTATTAATGAGATCGGCGTATTTCAAGATGTGGCCAGCAGAATTGGGTGCCCCTATTCCATTTCGTAAGGCAGTCTCTGTAATGGTTTATGGAGACGATGTTAGTGGAACAGTACGAAAGGGATTTGATTGGTTTAATCATATTTCTTATGCTGATTTCTTGAAAGAGAGAGATATGGTTTTTACTATGCCTGACAAAGAGTCAACACCAACTCCCTACATGCACGACAGGGCTGCGGTTTTCTTGCAAACACATAATAAATACAATCCCGATACAGGATTGATTCATGGTGTTCTTCAAGAAAGTTCAATTTTTAAGTCATTACATTCAGTGCTTAAGTCTTCTGCAGTTACTGCAAAGGATCAAAGTGCTATGAATATTGACGGTGCACTACGCGAGTGGTGGCAATACGGACGCGATATGTATGAATTGCGCCGTGAGCAAATGACTCAAGTAGCTAAGGAGGCAGGAATCTCCCACATGTGCCAAGAACTTTCAGTTTCTTATGAAAAGAGACTTGAAATGTTTAAGGAGAAGTACATGTAGAGATTTCGGCACCGTCCTGGGATGACGTAAAACTCATTTCCAAACCCCGGAGCTATTCGTGGTAATAAGTTTAAAATAGCACTCGTTATATGGATACCGTATTGTATATTATTTGTATGTTTA